AAGTACAGAGACAGCAGATTACAGATTACTGTGAAAAGAATGGTCACACCATCGTAAAGTGGTTCAAAGATGAGGGTGAGTCTGGTGCGAAGGAACGTCCCGGCTTTGATGAGATCATCTACGGTGAAATCTCCAACCCACCTTATGAAGCAGTGGTGGTAGCAAAGTCTGACCGTGTAGCCCGTGACATTAACATTTACTATTATTACAAGATGATGCTGACAAAGAAGAACATTCAGCTTATCTCCATTGCAGAGGACTTTGGACAGTTCGGAGTTTTCGCATCCATGCTGGAAGCCTTTACCCTGTGCGTAGCTGAAATGGAGAGAGACAATATCAATAAGCGTACCACTGGTGGACGTAAAGCAAAAGCGTCTAAGGGTGGCTACTCTGGTGGGCGTGCGCCGATGGGCTACAAGGTATTCAACGGCAATCTGGTTATCAATCCAGATGAAGCCCCTGTTGTGAAACGTATCTTTGAGTTGCGTGACTCTGGGGAAGTTCTTCTGAACATTGTAGATATTATCAACCAGGAAGGATACCGTACCCGTAATGACAAGCCGTTTGTCCTTAGTACGGTGCAAGGTATTATAAACAACCGTAAGACCTATGAAGGATTTTACCGTTATGGTAAAGATGGTGAGTGGGTCGAAGGTCAACATGAACCAATTCTTGAAAGGAGAACTGAGGAATGAAGAAGGTAATTTGGATGATGGTGCTGTCCCTGGTGCTGTTAAGTGGCTGCGGACAGCAGACGGAAAGTGAAACGCTTACTACCGAACCTGGCAGTGTTGCCCAGGAAGCAACCCTGGGAACGGTAGGAGAGTATGACGGCTGTACGGTGGAACTGCAAAAAGCTGAGTTCCTTACCCGTGACGGTCAGGATATGATCAGAGTGTATATGACCTACACCAACAACAATGCTGACGGTCTGTATCTCTATGAGTCATTCTCCATTAAGGCGTTTCAGAATGATGTGGAGATTGAGAACTGTACGGACATTAACGATGATGAGTTGTCTGTTCCAGTTATCCAAGAAGTCAAGAATGGTGAGTCTGTAGTAGGAAGCTATGTGTTTGCTATATCAGGAACAGACGATGTGGAAGTCAGAGTTTGCACCCCTACTGCGGATGAGGAACTGCTTGCAGGGAAGGTGTATACGTATGAAACACAAGATACAAATTGAGGTTGAGCGAAACAAGAAGGGCTTTCTGGGAATTACCCGGAAGGTCAAAGAGAAGAAAACGGTTGTGGTAGATGACAAGACCTACCGAAAATTGAAAGCCCAAGAAAAACGGAACGGAAAGAACCGCACGTATTCTCTTGGGGAAATGATGTTTTATGATGATATGTTTGGTGATTGATCTGCAATCACCCGTCCAATGGGACTGCCTTTCGGGGTAGTCCCAATTTTTGTTTATAGGAGGTAGCGCATGGAATATCTTGCCTTGAAAAATAGAATTTTTGCAGCAATTCAGAGCCGCCCGCTGGACTTTGCTGCCTATGAAGATATGTTTGGATTGTGCCGGGAAGTTGAAGGGAGTGACTTTGCTGTAGCCCATGAATGGAACCACCAACTGAGGGATAGGGTCTGTATGGCACTCAGACTGGCAGTAGAGAAACAGGACTTTGATCTGGCTGAGAAGCTGAATAACCTGCATTTCCGTTCTCTGCTGTTTGGTGCGCCGCATTTCTTCGATGATTACTTGCAAGCGGTGGAGTTTGGCAAGCCCCTGGATAAGAAATTTTATCAGCCCCGCCGTCATTATCTCAAACGATATGTAGACGGATACCAGGATATTTTGGACGGTAAGCTGGACTTCTTATCTATCTCCATGCCTAAGAGGTGTGGTAAATCTCAGTTGGGTATTAACTTCACCAATATGCTGTCTGGTAAATATCCTGACCGTTCTACACTGATGGAGGGTACGGGTGATGACCTGGTTAAGTCTTTCTACTCTGGATGCCTTGAATATATCCAGCAACCGAATGATTATCATTTCTACGATATTTTCCCGGAAAGCAAACTGGTACAGACCAATGCTGATACGAAGATCATCAATCTGCTGCACAAGTCCCGTTTCCCTACAATCATGTGCCGTTCCATTGACGCAAGGCAGGTAGGTCTTTCCGAAGCAACCAACCTTCTGTACCTGGATGACTGTGTAGAAGGACGTGAGGAAGCGAAGAATAGACAGCGGCTTGATGACAAGTGGGAGGTTATTTCTGGTGATGTTATCGGACGTGCTATTGAAGGAACTCCCATCGTTATATGTGGAACCCGGTACTCTCTGTATGACCCTATAGGTCACTTGCAGGAGGAAATGAAGAAGCAGGGCAAGAGGATGAAGATTATTGAAACGCCCGCTCTTGACCCAGTGACGGACGAAAGCAACTTTGAGTATGTGAGAGAGGGCAAAAAGGTTTTTACCACTCAGTATTTTCGTGACCAGAGGGAAATGCTATCGGCTGAACAGTTTGAATCAGAGTTTCAGCAGCAGCCCTTTGAAGCAAAGGGACTGCTTTTCCCGGAAAGCAGCTTGAACCGTTTCTTTGAACTTCCGATTGACCGTGACCCAGACAGTATCATTGCTGTATGTGATACTGCGGATAGCGGAGAGGACTTTTGCGCTATGCCGATTGCTGCGGTCTATGGGGATGAAGTGTATATTATTGACGTTGTGTTCGATGATTCACCGCCAGAGGTTACAAAACCAGAATGTGCAAAAGCATTGATGGACAACCTGGTTGTAGCAGGTACGTTTGAATCGAATAACGCAGGTACTTATTTTGCAAGGGACGTTCAGCAAATTATGACAGATAGAAATTATGTGTGCAATATCCGTACCAAAAGGACTATAAGTAATAAGCAGACCCGTATTGAATTTGCTTCTGATACTATCCTCAAGAATTTTTACTTCAAAGACCCGTCACTTTATGACCGAAATAGTCAGTATGCAGCATTTATCAAGCAGGTGGTAACCTACACCCGGTCTGGAAAAGTGACGCATGATGACGCTCCCGATTCTCTATCTCTTCTGGAAAACGAATTGAGGGGACTTGTCGGGGCGAAAGTTGAAGTGTTCAAGAGGAAATATTAAATTTACCTTTAAAATCTCCAATGCTTATATAAAGAAAACACTTGAAATAAGCATTGAAGAGTAGTATAATAATCACAAGGAAAACTATGCAAGGAGGTGGCAGTGCGTGAGTATGAGACTACACGGCAGACGTGTTATCAAAACAGATGAAACAGAAGTGACAATCAACAACGTGGTAATGATACTCCGTAAGGCACTTCCGTATCATTGGAAAAACCGAAGCGAAATTCAATATCTCTGGCATTACTACAAGGGCAGACAGCCCGTTCTTGACCGTGAGAAACAGGTAAGACCAGAGATTAAAAATATGATAGTAGAGAACAGGGCAAACGAGATTGTGTCCTTCAAGTCCGGGTATCTGATGGGAGAACCACTTCAATATGTCTCCCGTGGAAATGGAGAAAATCTTGCTGACGCAATCAATCAGCTTAACGAATATGTGTTTGCCGAAGAGAAGCCTGCAAAGGATAAGGAACTGGCTGACTGGTTCCACATCTGTGGTACTTCATACAGGATGGTTCTTCCAGATGAAAAAGGTGAAGAGGATGAAGCCCCGTTTGAAATTTATACGCTTGACCCCAGAAATACATTTGTTGTCTATAACAACGGTTTAGGCAACAAGCCGATACTGGGCGTGAAGTATGTGATAGACGAAAACGGAGTGGTTCACTACAGTTGCTATTCTGACCATGAGTATTTTGAGATTGTTGAATCAAAGGTTGTCACCCATGACACCCATATCCTGGGTGACATCCCTATCATAGAATACCCTTTGAACCTTGCTAGGATGGGTGCTTTTGAACTGGTAATTCCACTTTTGGACGCTATCAATCTGACAGATAGTAACAGACTGGATGGTGTAGAACAGTTCGTACAGGCACTTATGCTTTTCCATAACGTAGATATTTCCTCTGACGATTATGAAAAGCTGCGTGAGGAAGGGGCTATTAAATACCGGGATATTGACCCTCAGTTGAAAGCTGATATTACCTATCTGGTAAGCAATCTCAACCAGGGTGAAACACAGACACTGGTTGACCATATGTACCAGACGGTACTCACTATATGTGGTTTGCCGAACCGCAACGGCGGTTCTTCCACCAGTGATACCGGGGCAGCGGTCATTATGAGGGATGGTTGGTCTGCTGCCGAAGCAAGGGCAAAGGACAGCGAACTCATGTTTAAGAAATCTGAGAGGATTTTCCTCAGATTGGTTTTGAACATCTGTCATACCCTGGTGGATATGGATTTGAAAGTATGCAATATTGAAATCCGATTTACCAGAAGAAATTATGAAAACATCTTGCAAAAAGCCCAGGTGCTTGACCTTATGCTAAACAACGATAAAATTCATCCACGTTTAGCATTTGAACACTGCGGATTGTTCGTAGATTCTGACTTGGCATACACATTAAGTGCGGAATATGCCGAAGAACAGGAAAAGAAAGCCCAGGAACTTTTTGAGAAACAGAATAATGAAGAGGGAGGTAGTGACGAAGATGACCCCGACAATAACGAAGGAAATGGTGCAGGAGATGGAAAACCTTCTCAAACACGGCAGCAGAGTGGAAGTGCTGATTGAGCAGGGTAAGGTGGCTATCGTGGAAGTCAAACGCAAATTGAGACATAAAGAATAATACCGGGACAACGGTTCTGGTAAGTCCAATGGGACTGTGAGTATAAACGCTCATAGTCCCTTTTTTATTTTGCAATGAATGAGATTTTTAACTCTTATGTTTTAGCGTTTGATGAACTCAATGCACTCACTTCCACAAGTTACTATTCTGCTACGGAAACAGAACAGGTAATAGACGATGTATTATCGTTTCTCATTAAAGCCTATCAGTTAGGCATACAGGCAGCAAGCAAAATGCTTGCCTACGATTTGTCATTAGATGTGAACAGTATGCGTGACGCAATCTACGCCAAGACCTTTGAGGATAGAGTAGCAGACCATGTTACGTCTGGTGACCTTGGAAGGTTACAGGCTCTTGTAGAATCCGAATATCAAAGGGTTTTCAACATTGCAATCTGTGATGGAGGTTCTCAGTTCCAGAGGGACAGAGGATGGGGCGTATCAAAAACCTGGACTACGATGATGGACGAAAAGGTTAGAGATACCCACAAGTACCTGGAAGGTATGACAGTTGCTTTGGATGAAGAATTTTACACATACGATGGTGACCATGCTCCTGCCCCTCATGGGTTCACAAAGGTTGAAAACAATGCGAACTGTCGATGTGTAGTGACATTGAAACTTGATGAATGGCAGGATTGATTTTCTGCTTGAAATGGTGAGGG